GTGAACTATCAATTGTTGCCTTAAGTTGTTCACAAGCTGATCTTTTAGCATCTTGTTTTGTACGACCATGGCCGGTGGCCTTGTATTGATTTTTATGATGTTTGAGTAAAACTTCCACATCCCACTCTGTCCTTCCGTCCATAGAGTATGTATAAACAGGTGTTGCCAATCGTTGAGATTGTACATACTCATTAAGCCACATATCTGCCATTTTGTTGAATTGACGTTTTTGAATTATGTTCTCTGGAGAATAATCTAAAGCGTTTGCTTCAATTGATTGAGTTAAGAGGTTTCCAGCTGCCTGTAAAGTTGGATGTTTACTTTCATTGAGTACATACCCAATGAAATAATCAATATAACATTTGTGTGGATATAAATCGATAGAGATGTTATAGTGATTCGCAATTGCAAGCGCTCCTTTAACTAGGAGATCAAAATATTCTTTTCCATGTAATGATGCTTCAAAAAGTGCAATGTTAATGTTCATTGATATTTGTTCTTTTGTTTCAGAGGCGAGATAAAAGAGACATGATGTTATAGAAGCTGTTTTTAGGCAGGGTGCATAAATGTTTGGACGAATCATCTTATACACACGAGAACAAAATGAGATCTCACCATCAATTTTTGGTTTCGTTAAAGTTAGATTAAAAAGAGCTGCATCTTGTGCAAGATCATCAAATGATATTTGGACTCTATGAGAGATCTTGCGGATACAATCATCTCCTAAAATCTTTTGACAGAAGTTATCCTCGAAATCTTTTAAGCTCGGCATTATATCATAAGTTTGTTTCCATTTGCGCGTGAATGTGTACCAATTGACAAAGTGAACTGCATAGCAATTAATCATAGTTGTTACGTAAGAACCTGATTCATTTCCACAGTCAACTGGATAGACGTGACCATTAATACTATGATAAGTATAAGTTAATGTTTTACTTAAGGCTGTTTCAATATCTTTTGACCACTTTCCACGTGAAACTGCTTCGACAAATCCTGATATTAATTCCTTTGGAAAAGATTTATCAAGACCACTAAAATCAGAACTAACCACAATACCATCAATCATATTGAAATCAAGCATGTGAAGAGTTGCTTCTTTATATGGATTAAAACCAATAGTATAAATACATTCGTGATGTTTATCAATAATTGAGTTAAGGAAACCACCAAAATAGCTTTTTAAGACCATATTGATGCTTAAATCCATCTCATTAAAGAGACGAACTTTTCCTTCTTCAACCTTTTCTCTAGGTAAAAGTTCTGGTTTAGCGTTATCCTTAATAATCAGAAGTATTGGATCTCCAGCT